CCCAACGAGGCCACGATGATCGCATTTTTTTGTTTCTCCACGATTCCCCGGATAGCTTCTCGATCGGACGTGTCAACGTTACCTGATACGAAATATACTTTTCTATTCTCTTCCGCCCCATCGCGAATTAGATTGAAAAGAGGCTCTCCATGTTTTTCTACGAATTGAAATAGTACAAGTGTATTACCTTCTAAACCTAAAGCAAGATTACGTATAAATTTATTCCTTGCCTCGTTTTTTACAATATAATCTATTTCTTCTTGATACGTTTTTTTACCCCAATTATTTATTACATTATCAGGATGTGTCAATGTGAGCATAAAGATATCAAGATCTGCTAGTGTATTTTCTTTCTGAAGTCTATTCGTTGTTGTCACATGAAAGACTGGACCGAATAATCCCTCGAGCACTAACTTATGTGTTTGTGTTCCGTCGAGTGTTCCTGTGGTACCATATCTGTATTCAGCATTTCTACATTTGTTCATAATCGATGTAAGAGACTTAGATTTAAATCCGTGACATTCATCACCGATCACACAGCCGAATTGTTCGAACCATTTTCCCGGAAGCTTATAGATAGACTGCCAAGTCGAAACTATAACTTTTTTATTCGTATCTTTGTCTTTACCTGAATAGATCTTATGGACATTCTTATCTACATCATATCCGTAATCTTTAAAGTCACCATACATTTGTTCTACGAGTGAGGTAGTAGGTACAATAATAAGAACTTTATCATCCTTAATATTATCCATATAATAGCGCATTAACGAGTAAATGATTAATGATTTACCCGATCCGGTGGGTGATAATAGGATCGCTCTTTTGCTCGTAAGGCCCCTAAAAACCGCTGTGTATTGATAGTCACGAATATTTATGGGTTTACCCTTAGAGGTAAGTTCTAGTTGTTCTATATACTTCTCTAGGTGCTCTGTACGGACAGAATTTCGGTCATCGGGCATACCGGCATTACCCTCAATCGGATCAACTTCATATCCTCGAGCCTTCGCAAAGCTTTTTAAATACTCATATAATCCGACAGGTAACTGGTACGTGTTTCGATTGAATAGTCGTACTTTACCATCCCATACCTTATTCTTAAAAGCTGGCATAAACTTATAACCTGGAACGAAAAACGAAAAGAACTCGTTTAGCTCCATAGCTATACCACTATTGCAACTTAATTCTAAGAATACGTGATTGTTTTTCTGTACGACTATTTTTTCCATTATGTTCCTGCTTGGAATTTTCTCCACTCGATCATGTTCTTGATCGTTTGATGCCTCCATTTTACACTATCTAATATTTCCTTTAAAGTTTCTGTAGTGGTCTTCCAATATTCGATTTTTTCTTCTGATTTCTGAATATCAGGATCAGCATCATAGTACTTATCCATATCTGTCTTAAGTACCTTTAAACCGTCGAACGGGTCATACTCCCATCCTTTATCTTCAATTTGTTCAGAAGTCATCTTGCCACCATAATACAACCACTTTTCTTTCAAAAGGGTTTTCTGCTCCATTTCAGATTTCTTTAATTGCAGCTTTGATAGAGCATGAAGCTGGATATACTTTGCATGTAGGTTAGCGGATCTTCTAGATTCTTCATCTAGGTTCATTTCATCAATCTGACAGTCTTTTTGCCATTCACTTAAAACATTCTGTAGATCAATCACAATTTTACCTCATATTAAATAATGTCAAAGTATGTATACCTAAAACTAACTGGACATGTAACAGGCTCAGTAGAGACCGTATTCGCTTCCATATTAATAGAGCCGATCTCTGTAGGGAAGCAATTTCGATATTTGAACTGTTTATTCAAATTATTATGACTTGAAAGTATAGTGACAATCAAGTCGGCGTATGAACTTTGATTCGGATCTTCTGAAGGACTAGTCACGTTATTATCTACATTCGTCCTTAGCCAATTATGTATATCAGTGTAAGCCTTTAGATCTTCATCGAGAATAATGTTCATCGATAACTCACCATACGAATACGTATCGGGAATCTGCGGAGCAGACGTAAACCTTCTGAAAGGAAGTTCAGCAGCATTTGTAGTTAAGTTCGGGTGCACGATCGACTGCGCGAAGAAAGAAAAGTTAGGGAACCTTTTATGATCAACCACAATCTTGAATCCCGAAGGCTGTAAGTAGTTTAGATTTTCTGTCAACTGATTTCCAGAATTAGAGTATGTGATATCAGGCGTTACAGCCATTGTTAAACTCCTCATTGTTACTATGTGTATTTATATGAAAAAAAATCAGAAAAAAATGCACATAGGGGGTTTACAAATCATATGAATACCCTTATATTGTATGTATCAACAAAAGGAAAACACCATGACCAAGTTCATCAAATCTAACTTCATCACCTCAGGCGAATACGTCTTCTACGGTTCGCGCGATATGAAGAACTTCGTTGCTCGCTTTAAGCACCGTGGACCGATCACCAAATCGAAGTTTCTCAAGGAACTGATTGCTAACCACACTGTAGAAAGCTACTTCGCAGAACGTGATTCCGGTAAAGCTCCTCTTGCAATTCTTCGAGATGCAAACGAAGATTGGTTCTATGGTCTGCTAGGAATGAAATAAGGAAAGACTATTTTCAGCTGCTCTTAAAAAAGGGCGACCAAAGCCGCCCAGTTTATAAGGTGGGAGAGGTTGGTTCCTCCCCCATTTTTTTAAAATCTTATGCGCTTGAAGTCAAGATGTTGTCGACGCGGAAGATTCTGTAGTACTGGTTAGACTTAGCAGCAGCAAGACCGTTAGCAGGTGTGTTACCAACGAATGGGTTGGAAACCATGCCGTAGCGAGTCTTAAAGCCGATCTTCGGCTGGAAGTTGTTCTCACCAACCGCACGTACCATTGTTAGTGGAACGTATGGGCAGTAGAAGAGACCAGCGTCATAAGCGGAAGTACCCTTATAACCAACAGTGACGTAGTCAGCAGATGCATATGGGTCGATGTAAACGCGAGTACGACCGTTTAGAGTACCAGCGAATGTGTTACCTGTGTCGTCTACGTTTAGGCTTGTTGAAAGAGCAGGTGCATAGTCAAGCATACCTGAAGCTGCAAGAGCAGAAGCAACGTCTGAAGAACAAACGATGAAGTTACCCTTACCGCGACGTGTGTCTTTTGCGATCTGGTTAGCTTCACGCTCGAGCTGAACGATGAGACCCTTGAACTTTTCTACGCTCCAGCGGCCGTCTGCGTCAGTTGTTAGGTCGAAGATGCCGTTAATAGCAGTTTGACCAGTAGCTGCGCCAGTTTTCGCTTGAGAGTTAACTGTGCGAATAACTTCACGGTTGATTTCCGCTAGGATCTCAGTTGTGAGGATATTTGCAAGCTCTGTCTCAGCGTCTAGACCATGGATAGCGCGAAGGTCTTGCGCAAGTTCCATAGTGTATTCTGCTTTAAGAGCACGTGACTTAGCAGTAACAGTTGCTTTTTCAATGGTGAAACCCATCTCTGCGAACTGCTGGCCACCGTCGTTGCCGAGAGCTTCTGCAGCAGCTGTCGAGTATAGACCAAGAGCTGCAAGAGGATCGTTACGCTCATCGTCGATAGTACCAGGACCAGTTGCTGAAGAATCAACACCGTCGAGACCGGATGCGCTACCGTTAGCAGTTGTATCTGAGTCACCAGAGAAGTTGATTGCTGCTTCGTTGAAGAGAGCTTCGTCGCCAACAGAAACACCAGCTTTAGTTGTGCGATAGCGTGACTTCATTGCGAAGATAAGACCAGTAGGGCCAGTCATTGGCTGAACACCAGCAATATCGTATGCAATCATGTTTGGCATTGCGCGACGTACGAGTGAGATAAGAACTGGGTTCCAGTTAGCAGTACCACCACCAGTAACGTTAGTTGTGTTGTTGTCAGTCTCTGCTAGGAAGTTCATAGCAGCGCCTTCTTCACGGAAAGCAACTTCTTGGTTTTCTAGAAGCTGTGCAGTAACAGCTTTTCTGTACTTGTCCGAAATTGAGCCAGCAGATTCTTCATTAAGAACTGGAGCCCATTTTTCAACTAATTTATCGTAAGACATTTTTTCTTACTCCTATTATTGAGTTTTTCTTAGAGCTTGGAGATATTGTTCCATCATTGGAGAAGCAGCAACTGATACGTCATCGTTATCATTTACTTCTTCTTCTAATGAAACTGTTTCAGTGGTTTTTGAGAAATATGATTCTTTGATTGTTGAAACTTTATTAGCAAAAGCTTCTACATCTTCGAATTCAACTTTCTCAACTAAACCAGCAAGTTTTTCTGCTTCGGTTGCAGCTAGATCACGAGAAGCTTCGGAGATAATTTTTTCTCTTGTAAGCTGTTCAATCTCTTCTGACATTTCGATAGCATCTTTAGTTGTTTTGTTGAGCTTTTCTTCGAGCTCTTCAACCTGACTTGCAAGGTCGTCAACTAGGTCGACTTTTGATTCAGGTACTTCGATATAAGATTCTGTGAATAGGCTCTTAAGACCATTCATGAAATCTTCAGCGATCTCAGTACGTAAACCGTTTTGGATAGCAATTTTATTCTCTTCCATCCAATTTTCAACTACGTAGTTTAGGTAGCTGTCGATTTGCTCAACCATGGATTCTTTCATGGTCTTAACTTCTTCAGCTAGTTCTTCCTTGTACTGTTCGTCGAGACGATCAACTTCTTCAGCGATCTTAGAGTTAACAGCAGATTCGAATAGAATTGCAGTCTTTTCCTTGAATTCTTCTGAAAGAGTTGCTTCGTTTTCTACAAGGTCCTTGAGTTCTGAATTAACGTCGATTTGAGCTTCAGCAAGATCTTCTACTTCTTCTTCAAAATCTACGTCTTCTGACATACCCTTGTACATCGCCTGGAGTGAAGTTTTGTTCATTCCTGACATTTTGTTGTACATAGCATTAATCATTCCTGCCTTTGTTTTTGGCATTGGCTCGGAATTCTTTTTGTCACCTTTACGTGCTGGTGCCTTAGGTCCAGTATCAGCAGCTTTTTCTACTGATGCGATAGACTGTGCTTCAGCATTTTTAGGATCATGAGCTTCTTCGATCTCGTCGATTTCATCAAGCTCAACATCCTGTTCCTGAATTTGATCAGTCATGTTTAACTCCTTAATTATTTTTCAGCGCCGAGAGGAAATTCTTGTACTCACGAACCTGTGCCTCATAAAGGCCAGCACGTGGCGTTTTCTTAATTTCAGTCTCAATTCTTTCAATATCCCTAGCTTCAATGATGCCATTATTCCAAACCCATTCAACACCTTCCATAATCCCATTAACGAAAGCTTGAGGTGCAGATGGATCTTGAACAATGTCTACGGTAGCAAGGTGGAAATCCTCCTTGACATACATAACACCATTTCTCTCTACGAGACTTCCCATACCACGAGTTGACACACCCAGTTGCACACCACCTTCAAGAAGACCTTTTACGATCTTACCCATAGGAGTGTCCAAAATCTGTGCCTTACCCATAACATTATTTCCCTCGAATCGAAGGTCTGTAATCTTATGGGATACTTTATCCAAGTTAATAGTCGGACCATCTGGGTGATTTAATTCACCTACTGCACGACCCTTGGAAACCTGTTCTGTAACGTACTTATCAACCGCTGATTCCATGACCATGCGGGGATATACTCTTCCGTTACGATTCTTCTGATCAGCTTGGGCAAAGATACCCTCAATGACGAAACTCTTAGTTCCGTCTTCTTTTTTCTCTACGATACACTGGATATCATTTTCTGTATATTCACTGATCAGCTTCATTTTGTTTTTATCCTTCTTCGTCTTCTAAATTGAAGTCATCTAAATCTATATCATCTAGATCGATATCATCGATATCGAAGTCATCTAAATCTATATCATCTAGATTGATATCGCCAAAGTCCATATCATCATCTTCTTCGCCTTCAACTTCAAGAGTTTCTGTCTCTTCAGTGTCATTTCCAAAAATCTGACTTGAAACGGCAATCTTTTCTTGATCTAATGCATCACCCATTTTATCTTGGATTAACGCATTAAATATGTCATTCGCTTTATTGAAATTATTGTCCATAACATTTTGGACTAAATCTTCAATATCTTCCATAATAATCTCCTTTGTATATTATTTATAATAATTAGAATTTTAAGATTTATTAACCCAATGCAATATCTTGAGTTTTTGTTGCTATCTTACGTAGCTTTTCAGCAGCAGTTTGATTCTTCGAATTATCTATAATATAATTCCAGACGTC